CGTGGCGCGGGGAGGGGCGGGGGGGGGGTACGGGGGGTAGCCGGCACGGCAAAAGTATCGGACTTAAAGAACGATGCCAACCTTATAGCGGCTATTCGTTCGATAGATGGCGTAAATACTATCGCTGTTGCAGGTTTGACCAAAGATACCGACATAACAACAGCTGTAACGGGAGCACAGCTACTTGTAGACAGGCTCAAGGACGACCATATATATATAGACGCCATATTGCTCGAAGGTGTGGGTGACTACATATCGGGGGCAATATCTACGTGGACAGACTTGCGACCGCTTGCCTCGCCTAATGTATCGGTGATAATAGGTAGAGATACAAAGGTATCGACATCGAATGCCGCCTTTGCCAAACACGCTGCCGTGGGCTCGGCTCTCGGTATGTTGCTTGTGCGTGCCGTGCACGAAAATCTCGGTTCGGTGGATATAGAAACTAAACCGTCGGCGTCGCGTGGACAGCAGGATTACCCTCTGTCTGACGTAAAGAGAGGTCTATTTATGGACGCTTCTCTTAGTAACGGGGTTGCATACAATAAGCTGTCGGTAGCCGACCAAAGGCAAATCGACCAATTTGGTTACATATACATAGGGGCGTTCGACGGGTATGCCGGGTATTATTTCAGCAACTCGCATACTGCCGAAAAATCGGACAGCGACTACTGCTTCATAGAACGTAATGCCGTATGGAATAAGGCAGCACGTATCATCCGTAAGACGCTTATACCACGTATACGCTCTAAGGTAGAAGCCAACCCTGCGACGGGATATATCAAGGGCACCACGATAGACAGCTGGAAAAGACGCTGCCTGCGTGCGCTGGAGCCTATGGTGGTGGCAGGGAACTGTGCCTCGGTAGACGTACAGATAAACGAGAAACAGGCAGCCGTATCAAGCGTTCCGTTCAAGATTGGTGTGCGGATAGTAGCGGACGGAGTGGTTCACGAATTTGAGGTGGACTTGGGTTTCACAAATAAAATTTAAACGACATGGCAACGATAATTAATCGATTTGGAAAGGTAGCAGGATGGAACTCTATCACGGTAAACCTGCTCGGACGTGATGTGGAAGGTATCACGGAGATTGAATACAGCGACTCGCTCGAAAAAGAGAACATACGTGGTGCAGGGGCTTACCCTGTTGGTCGTGGAGAGGGCAACTATGAGGCGAAAGCATCTATTACCCTGCAACACGAGGAGGCAGTAGCTCTCAAAGCATCGCTTGGAGCAGGTAGAACGCTTACGGATATAGCTCCGTTTGACATAGTGGTACGGTACGAGTACGACAACTTTGTATACAAAGATGTCATTTGCAATTGTGAGTTCACGGGCAACGCCCGCTCTGTAAAGCAAGGCGATCAATCGATATCGAACAAGTATGACCTCATAGTGTCGCACATCGAGTGGAACGCTCAATAACTTAGTGAATAATAACAATAAATTAATAATCAATTAAAAGCAATGAAGAAATTTTTAGGAAGATTTTTGACAGTGTTGCTTCTCTTTGTAGGGGCAATGGTTTGCGTTGCAAACGCAACAGGTTTAACGGACTTGTCTTTTGCCGATACGGGAGGACAGTACACTATCGTCTCGACGGCAATGGCAGGTATAGCTATTCCCGCATTCGACATCGGTCGTCTGAAGGCGGTGAGTCGAGAGGCGTTCGCCGAGTTACAAGCAAAATACAAACATCTTTATGTGATAGATGTTGTGGTGGACAAGGACGAGGCGTATCAATTCATACTCCGACGACCGACAAGAGACATTATAATGGCACTGGGAGACACAAACGATGCAACCAAGAGGAGCGATATGATAATAAAGAACCTCGTAGTTGCGGGTAACGAGGACAACGTATTGGACGACGGAGTGGTGTTTAGTGCTTTTATGAGTAGGTCCGCCGAAATACTCAACGATGCTCAACATTTTTTATTCAAGGCATAGAGGAGGCAGAGCCTGATGGCTTTGTCCATCAGGTAAACGCATTACTCAGAGCAAGCTATCCTAATATAAACATAGACGAGCTTAGCGACGACCGATGGGTCTCGCTCTATGCGGAATGGAAATACTGTGAACGACAGAAATACGAGATACTCGTAGAAGCACAAAAAGAGGCACTCTCATTTATCCTTAACGAACTATTTAAACGACAATAACAGAAAGGTGGCAACACAAAAGCAGCGAGATAGACAGAAAGCTGAGCTATACCTCAAAAAACTGGAGGTAGCTCGCCAGTCGACCTCCGTCAATCCGTTCGAGACACGAGAGGAGACGGAGGCTCGCATTGCCCGTGCAAGGGAAGATGTCGCCTATATGGTAAAGACATATTTTCCAAAGTATGCCGAAGTAGAGAGTGCCCCTTTTCAGATTGATTTTGCAAGTGCGGTAGCCAATGATCCCCTATTCAAGGGCTTTGCCGAGTGGGGGCGAGGTTTGGCTAAATCGGTATGGTGTAATATCTTTATACCAATATGGCTGTGGATGCGAGGCGAGGATGTGTTTATGTGTCTTATGTCCGATAGCGAGGACAGGGCAGATGAACTCCTTGCCGACGTCCAGGCAGAACTTGACGGGAATCCGCTGATAGTACATGATTTTGGCAGCCAGAAGGCAGAGGGCGATTGGGAGGTTGGTAATTTCAAGACGATAGACCATCGCTTTATTGGTATGGCTTTCGGTGTAAAACAAAAGGTCAGAGGGCTCAGGGTACGGCAACGCCGTCCTACTCTTTGGGTAATAGACGATCTGGAGACGCCCGACACCATATCGAACCCCAAGCGTATGTCTCGACAGGCAAGGCACATAGAGGCTGACGTAATGGGAACTATGGTAGACGACAGACGACGAATTCTGTATGCAAACAATAAGTTTGCGAGGGTAATGACGCAGACTATGCTGCAGGAACGACACCCGGAGTGGAAAGTATTCCAGGTAAAGGCATATAACAAGGCGACGTATGAGCCCGCTTGGAAGGCTCGTTACGATGCAGGTTTCTATCGGCAACAAGAGAAAGATATGGGCATAGTAGCCGCTTATGCGGAGTATAACCACGAGCATAAGATAGAGGGTAAAATATTCTCAGAGGAGCAGATACAATGGACGGATTTGCCCGATTTGACAGAATTCAAGATGATAGTTGCACATTGGGATATTGCCTATGCGGGCAACGAGACATCTGACTATAACGCTATAAAGGTATGGGGACTAAAGGATAGAAACTTTTTTCTGATTGATTGCTACGTAAAACAGAGCAAAATGCTTCCTGCGGTAATGTGGCTTGCCGACTTCAAGAAGTCTCTGCCCGAGGGTGTAAACTTTATAGCTCAATACGAGAGCCAGTTTTGGAACGGTGAAGTACAACGTAGTATCGACGACGCAGAGGAGACGGCGGGCATCTACCTAAATCTTATGAAGTGTCAGACGCCGAAGACCAACAAGCTGGGTAGGATGATAACGATGCAACCTTATTACCAAAACAGCCGTATATATTACAACGCCAAGCTCAAATCTCATAACGACACGCAGATAGGCATAATACAGCTATGTGCTGTCGAGGAAGGAAGCACCGAACACGACGACTCTCCCGATGCGGATCAACAGGCATTGGCGTTTCTCGACAAATACGATACGCCGGTAAAAAAGGTGTCGGGAGAAAAGAGCTGGCGTGTGGGAAAATTCAAACATAAATATGAGTGGTAAATAAGGCTTTATTATGAGATACATAGAGAGAGAAGACCTGACGGCAGTGATACAAGGCAGGCTATTGGACGAGAGCATAGCCGAAGCCCCTGTCGATATATTAGACAAGCTGGAACACAGTGCAATAGTGTTTGTGTGGTCGTATATATCGGGACGGTACGACTGCCCTAAGATATTCGGCAGCCCTGTATTAAGACACGAGTTGCTTGTGCAGGTAATGTCTATGATAGTGTGTTATCGTGCGGTAAGACGCAATGCAGCACGTAAGGTACCGGACGACTATTTGGCTCTCTATCGTGAAGCTCTCGAGATATTGGCTAACATACAGAAGGGTAGTCAACGACTCAACGGACTGCCCGAGATAACGGGTGAAAGCGGTACGAGCGGAAGCCTGATGTATGGAAGCAATCGCAATCCCGACTTCTTTATTTAGGGGATTTGTGAAAAGGTTTTACGAAAAGCTCCGTGAGCAGATAATGAGCCGTCGATAGTGTGGCTAAGATAATGTATATAATCAACGGAACGCTTATAGCCCCGATGATTACCATAAGAACGATTTCGAAAATAGTAGGCTTCATAGTAGTATTATTTTGAGGCAAAGGTACAAAATAATTTTTGAATACAACAACAGATGTCGAGTAAAGTAACGCAATGGGTTTTGGAGTTTGTCGACAAGATAAGCTCTCCGATGAAACAGGTCGACGGTAACGTAAAAAAAGCTACCGAAGGGGCAACTAAGTTCGGCGACTGTCTCAGGCGTATCAACGCCATTAACTGGCAGGCAACACGCATGGGAGTAGAAGCCCTCAAAAGTGGCTTCGGAGAGATGTCACAGGTGGGAGCCAACTTCGATGCGTCGATGCGACAGGTGTCGGCGATCACAGGCGTTACAGGAAAAGAACTCGATGAGCTCGGCGACCAGGCTCGGCAGTTAGCTAAGGAGTTCGGCAGCTCGGCAACTAGCAATATGGAGGTATTCCAGACAGTTCTCTCGCGATTGGGACCGCAGATAGGCGATAATGCCGAAGCCTTGGGTAATATGGGTAAATATGCCAATACTCTTTCTAAGACGATGGGAGGAGATGTTACAGGTGCAGTAGATGCACTGACGACATCGTTGTTACAGTTCCAGGTAGATCTGAATGATCCTATCGCCGCCGCAAAAGAGATGGAGAATATGATGAACGTAATAGCCGCAGGAGCCAAGTATGGGGCAGCGGAAGTGCCGCAGATAAGTGCAGCTATCGAGCAGGCGGGCGTAGCCGCTAACCTTGCGGGCGTGAGCTTTGCCGAAGCCAACGCAGCTATTCAGGCTATGGCAGGAGGCGGCAAATACGGTTCTGAGGCAGGTATAGCCATTAGAAATGTTATTACAAGTATGTCGGCAGAAGCCAAGCTAAACAAAAAAGCCGCTGACGCTTTAAGAGCTTACGGTATAGATATGCAAAAGGTATCGGATGCCACCATACCATTTGCCGATAGGCTTAAAATGTTGCAGCCTGTCCAGAACGATATCAATGCCCTGACGTTAATGTTTGGCAGGGAGAATGCCGCGGCGGCACAGATACTTATTCGCTCCGCCGAAGAGCAGGAGGACTTGACGCAGAAGATAACGGGTACAAACGTTGCATACGAACAGGCACAGACCGTTATGGAGGGATGGACAGAGAAGTTGTCTCGGTTCAAGCAAAAAATAGACGACATTAAAATTGGTACATTCGGGCTGACGAGTGTATTGGACGTTGTATTTGGGACTGCTGCAAGCGGCTTCGCACTATTGGCTAACTTCTCTACTGTATATTCCGGGTTCGGTCCTATCTTAAAATCTGCCACAGTTGCCTTAAAGGGTTGGGCGTTATGGGCAAAAATAACGACTGCCGTCAATTGGCTTCTCAACCTCTCTCTTTGGGCTAATCCAATCACATGGGTAGTGGGAGGAGTGATGGTAGCCGTCGGAGCTTTCGTATTGTTATGGAATAAGGTCGAGGGTTTTCGGGCAGTACTTACCGGTATGTGGGAGGTTCTAAAAACTTTCGGAAAAATCATCAAGGATTTTGTCGTAGACAGAATAAAAGGGTTTCTCAACGGAATAGGAGCACTCGGCAAAGCAATATCCGAACTGTTCTCAGGCGACTTCAAAGAGGCTTGGGCGTCGGCAAAAGAGGGGGTAAACGGCATTATCGGCGTGGACGCGGTAAAGAACGCCTATAACAATGCGAAAAGCATAGGTGAAAACTTTCAAAAAGGGTACAATGACGGCGTAGAAGCCTTTAGAGCATCGAAAGGGATAAAGAGTACTGCGGGTGATACTTCGGGTTTCGCGGGCTATTCTTGGACGGGAGACGGTATTATGACAAACGGAGCATCCGCTCCCGCCGCTATCGGGGCAAAGTCGGTAACAAAAGAGAAGAATATCTCTATCGCCCCGACGCCCAAACGTAATGCGACCTCGTCTTCGGGCGAGGGAGGTAAGGAGCTAAGCCTCTCGGGAGGAGGTTCGTCGGGCGGAGGTAAGTCGATAACGATGAATCTTACAATAAACAACCACCTAAACGGCGTTAAAAATCCCGACGAGTTTGTAGAGATAGTGGTAAGGAAAATAAACGACCGATTGAGCGATGCTCTGGCGGTAGCAATATAAAAAACCTATAAAAAAGTAACGACGACAATGACAACAAAAGAGTGGAAAAAGAAATTGACAGACGAGTGGTTCAAACAGCCGGGGATAGAAGAAGTTTACAAGATTGACACCGATAAGACGTTCGACGAACAGTTCTCGGCGGTGAGCATAGAGAGCCTATTGTTTTATGCTTTGGCGTTTGGGTTAATGGTACTCGAAAAGATAACCGGCGATAGGATCACCAAGCTCGAAGAGCATTTCAATCGCCTTCGCCCTCATACCCTGAGCTGGTATGCGGAGAAAATCAAAGCATTTCAACTGGACTATACACTATCTCCAGACACCGATGTGTATTCGGAAATAAATGAAGATGCACAAGTAGTAAAATACTGTTCGCTGACAGAAAAGAACGGCATTTTATCGGCAAAAATAGCTGGACAAAAGGACGGCAAGCCGTTCAGGCTGCCAGAGGAAACGGTCAAAAAGGTATCCGAGTATATTCGTAGAATAAAGGATGCCGGCGTGAGAATATTATTATCAAGCAACGAGGCCGACAAGTTTGCGGCAGAACTACTTGTACACTACGATCCACTAAAGAACATAACTGCCGACGACATCAAGAAGGCGGTTGTGAAATACTTAGAAAGTATGCCCTTCGATGGAGTTTACTCGAATATGGCTCTAATAGATACCATTCAGAAGATAGATGGGGTACGCGTTGCTGAGGTATTGACTTCCCAAGCAAAACATGGAGAGAATGACACCAAAGACATCGACAGCGTTTATATGTCTACTTCCGGCTATATGGAAATAGCGAAGTTATTTATAGAATTAAAACCATATCTATATGACCAACTTTAAACAAGTATTAAATTTTGCCTTCCTTCCGAAAACTTACAAGGGAGTGGCAAAATCTGTGTTGACCGCTCTCGGCAGCATTCTAAACGAGATGTTAGGCGGATATATAACATTGTTCGATAAAAAGCATTACGACCTGTCTATTACAACTCAGGTATGTTTTCTCGAGAAGATGCTCAACGATAAATATGATGAGGAGGAGCGTCATATACGCATAGAAGACCCGGAGGTGATTGAAGGTCGTTTCTTTTTCCCCCACACGGATACTCCGGACAAGAAATTCTATTTCGGTAAAGAGGCATATTTCGTAAAAGACACAAGGTATAATAGTGCGAATTTGAGGTTTATCGTTGTATTGCCTGTATTAATCGAAGCAACCGACGAAATGCGAGCTTTAATAGACAGGTATAAGTTGGCTTCGGTTTCGTACTGGATAGTCGAGGAATAGCATAAAAGTCAAAAATATGTGGGGAACATAAAAAAAGCCCCCGACTTTAACAGCGGAGAGTTTCGCAGGCTTCCGCAAATTAATTAAGGTGCACACACACCAAGCCAGAGGCATAAAGCCTTTGGGGTGTGTGTGCACCCTTTTTGTATAAAATCGCCTGCGAAAGCATTGCAAAATTAATAAATAATTCAATAATAGGAAATGACAAAATTCAACTACAAAGAGCAACACGCCGTGATAGTGCGGTGTGGTAGCGAAGAGGAGCAAAAAGAGATTTTCGAGCGACTGAAATCTCAAGGTTTAACAGATTTAAAAATAGTGAGCGTATGAAGTTAGAAATCAGACACGAGTGCACAAACTTCGATAGCTTCCGTGCTAACAAGGTAAAATCATTGTTTAACCCCGAACATGGGCATATTTGGCAACACATTGCGGATTTACCTATTGAGAATTTCGAATGGAAAATTGGTCTTATGGTAGGTCCAAGCGGTAGCGGTAAAACAAGTATCGGCAGCCGTATCTTCGGCGGTGGCATTCACGACCTATACGGCGGCTGGGCAGACGACAAGCCTATCGTGGATTGTATCGCTCCCTATAAGTCTCTCAACGAGGTAACGGCAGCTCTTTCTGCTGTTGGACTCGGCGCTGTGCCGTCGTGGTTGCGACCGTTCAAAGTGTTGAGTAATGGAGAGAAATTCCGTGCCGGTTTGGCTCGTTTGGTAGTGGAACGACCACAGAGGGCTGTTGTCGATGAGTTTACCTCCGTCATCGACCGCCAAATCGCCAAAGTGGGAGCGGCGGCGTTCGCCAAGACCTGGCGTAAAGGCAATGGGCAGATAGTATTACTATCGTGTCATTACGATATAATAGAATGGTTACAGCCCGACTGGATATACGATACTGCGGAGGCACGGTTTAGCCGTGACTGTCTTCGGCAACGCCCAACAATCGACCTTAAAATTTATCAAGTCTCAGGAAGTGCGTTCAGACATTTTAAACCGCATTATTATTTAGACTTGCCCCACCCGGTAGCTGCTCAATATTTTATCGGGGTAATATGCAATGAGCCTGTTTGCCACCTTGCCGTAACGCCTCTGTTTACGGCTAAGGCGTATCGAGCCACACGTCTCGTCGTTATGCCCGAATGGCAAGGCATAGGCGTTGGTACGAAGTTTCTGAATGCCGTATGCCAATACCATTTAGACGGCAATGGTCGCTGCGGGTATAAGTATCCCGTGTTTTTCCATACGTCGCATCCGCAGCTATGTAGGGCATTGCGGCATTCGAACAAATGGGTGCAAACAGGTGCCATGCTATACGGAGGGAATAAGGCAAGGTGTGCCAAGTCTATCAGCAAGTCGAGGGCGAATAGAGGGAAAAATACAAAGGAGTACTCGTCGTCGGGCTATGGAGGGCATTTTAGAGCGGTACAATCATTTAAATATATTGGTTAATAATAATTCATAGAAAAGAAAGATGAAGGTAAAAGTTTTGGGCGATAAAAACGCCCCGGCTGTCCTCGCTGCACATAAGTTGTTGCGGCAAATGGGACATTGTATTGCTGCCAGTGATGGAGAGGCGGACTTGGCAATAGCTCCGCTCCTCACTGTCAAATTAAGCAACGAGGAGCTTAATGCTCCACTATTGGGTACGTTGGTATTTCACCCATCGCCACTGCCATACGGGCGTGGGGCAAGTGCTATCCGATGGGCTTACAGGCGAAAAGAACCGATAACGGCAGCGACGTGGTTTTGGGCGAACGAACGACTCGACGCAGGCGATATATGCGAGCAAGAGGTTGTTAAGATAGATTACTCCATATCTCCGCGGGAGTTCTACCATACACATATAATACCTGCTATGTCGCGGACGTTGGAACGATGCTTAAACGCCCTTGCAATAGGGCTTAAACGTCAGGTCAAACAAATAGAGGGGTACGCAAGCTATGACGGCAGAATTGAATAAAATATACTGCGGCGACGCAGTGGAGGTACTGCGGTCGTTGCCGGCGGATAGCGTGAACTGCGTCGTAACGAGCCCTCCCTATTACGCTTTGCGAGATTATGGCGTAAGAGGTCAAATAGGCTTAGAACAATCCCCGCAAGAGTACGTTGATAAGTTGATAGAAGTGTTTACCGAATGCCGCCGCGTATTACGCTCGGACGGTACTTTGTGGCTCAATATAGGCGATTCATACGCCGGGAGCAATAAGGGCAAAGGTAAAAAGGTACGCACAGGTGTACAGCCCGATGCAAGCAATATCGGCGATATCATCACTACGTTCAATATCAAAGGCTACAAGAACAAGGATATAATAGGTATTCCGTGGCTGCTTGCCTTTGCTCTTCGAGACATTGGCTGGTATCTACGACAGGATATAATATGGCACAAGCCTAATCCGATGCCCGAGAGCGTAGAAGACCGCTGTACGAAAGCCCACGAGTATATCTTTTTGCTTTCAAAATCACCAAAATATTACTTCGACTATCGTGCGATAATGGAGGACGCCAAATATGATGGTAGAAAGAAAATGGTAAGAGAGGGAAGCAAAAGGCTATCGCTCGGAGAAAAGGCTTGCTTTGGAGTGCAGACCATCTGCAAAGGTGGCGAGCGATGGAAGGTTACAGACGGTAAGTATATGAGGCGAAAGCGTGATGTTTGGACTGTGCCTACACGACCGTTAAAAGAAGCTCATTTTGCTGCTTACCCGCCCGACTTAATCAAGCCTTGTATCTTAGCCGGCTGTCCTGTCGGCGGCGTAGTCCTCGACCCATTTATGGGAGCTGGCACTACGGCATTAGTAGCTCAGGAACTTGGGAGGCATTATATCGGCATTGAGCTAAACGAGGAGTATATAGGTATCGCTAAGAAAAGGTTAGGTTAAAGAAAAACGAAAAGTATTTTTTTGTACTTTTTGTTTTAAATTCTTGTACTTTTCGTTTTGACGATTATAGATGTGTCAATGGATTTTTTTGTTGCCTTACAGAAAGCTATTAGAAGAGAAAAAGACTTCAACAAATAAGGAAAAGGGTATTCGTTTGTCACAAATAGAAATACGTCATTAAGACTTACCTATTTTCCCTGTTTTAAACACTTAAGGCACGTAATGGCGGTTCGTTGTTCGAGTGCAAAGGTATTTCTGTGTTATTAACGCTTCTTGCAAGGTCAAGCCCGATGGGTTTTCAAAAAAATCTCCAGCCCTTGTCCGTTGTCCTGCGGGTAGTATTTTTTTGAAAAACCTTGCAGAAGCTAAACACAGACCTTTTATGGCACTCGAAACGAAACCAGCTCATTCCGACCTTTAAGCGAATAAAAAAAATGTCAAATATGAGAAAAATGCCGCTTCTTACAGATTGTTTTTTGAAACGAATACCGCTTTTCCTCCCATTGTCGAATAAAAAATTTCAAAAAGACAACCTAAAAGCCGAAAATCGTGCGTATCGTGTCCAAACAAGCCGTAAAGCCGTATAAAACTCCTAAAATGCAACAAGATGAAAAAAGAACCCTGTATCGCAACTAAATTCGTTTCTCACGAAATAAGCCCCTTAGAACATCTGAAAGACTGCCAAGTCTATCAGCTCCGTGTAAAGCTCAATAGCGGTGAGAAACTCACCCGAACAGAGAAAAATTGGATTACTCAAGCGGTCAATAGTAACTGCTTTTTTAGGAATGCTATCCCCTTATTGGGCTACCGATTTGATTTTTCCGATGTACTGAGAAAGTTCATTGTAAAGCAGTATAATACTTGGTATGAATACTATGCTATCGACCGCACCAGCCTCCGTGCCTATCTTTATGGACACATAGACCAAATAGTAGAAATTTAGTAACCTAATAACAAATAGAACGCTTATGAATATCGTAGGAAGACTTACCGAAAATGCACAAGTGCAAACCCTATCAAATGGCAAACAAGTCGTTAATTTCTCTGTAGCAGTGAACGACAACTACCGAAACAAAGCAGGTGAAAACGTACAGCAAACCTCCTTTTTTGACTGTGCTTATTGGCTCAGTACGGGGGTTGCTCCATACCTTACCAAAGGCACATTGGTTGAATTGGAAGGACGAGTATCGGCACGAGCGTGGCTCAATCGTGAGGGAGAGCCTCAAGCAGGCTTGAACTTTCACACCTCCAAAATCAAATTCCACTTTAGCAAGAAAGCAGAAGTAACACCTAATACCTCTGCAAGTGAGACAAATAACGCAAATGCTATAACACCTTTGCCAAAGCCCCAAGTCACAGCAGGGCAAGTCGCAGAGGAAGACGAGGACGATTTGCCTTTCTAAATGTATAACCCTTTAAAATTGAACAGAAAATGAATATCAGCAAAACACCTACAACACACCTATTGGTGCGTGCCTATACCAATAGCGATTGGGATAGTTGCGACTTTGCCCTTATCACCCTTACCGAGCAATGGCTTGAGAAAGTGAAAAAAGTAGCCCAACAAGTGGCTACTCTAAAGAGCAACCCCGATTTTGTGAACCTTAGTTTCTATGAGGCAAGAACCGACTTTTATACCCTCAGCGATGAGGAACAGCCCGATTTATCCTTTTTGGAAGAACGTACTTGGGCTTTTGTGGAACTCACTGAGGAGGAATTAGCCTCTTTCAATACGCCTGAAAGCCGTTTGGATATTTACCGAAGCGTATTTACTCGATACGATGATTTCTATATAAAAGCCTATGGAAAATACTCCTCCGATGAGTATTGGACGGACGACATCCGTTTTGATGAACTTTTTAAAATCTTTGAAAAATGATAATAACAGACCTCAATGGTGCACCTATAGAGGTAACCGACCTTGATAAAGCCTTAGCGCAAGCCGATAGCTTTAGAAGGTATAAACATACTGACAATACCCACAAGGCGTTAGACAAGAGACTAAAAGCCTATTGGCAGGACTTATATATTAAACTAAAGCAACTCAAAGAAGCCCAAAACTCAACCCTTAATAAAACCTAACAGCCTATGGAAAGCGTTTACTTAGTCTATAAAACCGACAGCTGGCACTATATGAGTAGCCGTGTCCTTATGCAAGTATGCACAAGCAAGTACAAAGCAATCGAAGTGATAAAAGCCTATTGCAAGCGGTACAAGCTACCCTTTACCCAAGACGACCTAACCAACTTGCAATGGTACGACCAAACCCAATGTAGCAAAAGAAGCATTGAGTTTGAGATAGAACCTCAAGAAGTAGTTTAACCTAAAAAAGTGTATCTCAATGAAATCACTCAAACAACCCTTAGCAACCGACACCCAAGCCCTGTCCTATATAGGGATAATCATCCGAACTTTTGAGCCACTGCACTTTATGAACCTTAGCGACCAAGACCGAGAGGCAACTCTCAAAGCCCGACAAACCTTAGAAGCTATCGTAAAGGCAAACGGCTACACAGTGAGTTATCGCACTGAAAACACTATCAAAAAAGCCCCTTAAAAGATAAGGATAAAAACAGAAGTATTAATTTAAAAACGAAGTAATGAAGACACTTAACATAAATGTATTCCCCTATAGTGAGTTATCTATAACCTCTCAAAGAAAAGCCGTAGAACACTTTAGATACATCAATGTAGATAATGTAGATTGGTGGGAGGGTGATTTTATTGATTTTGTAGCATTATGCACCTATATCGGTATTGATGTACACCCTAAACAAATCTTTTTTAATGGCTTTTATTCTCAAAGTGATGGAAGCTGTTTTTTCTCTTACATAGATATTCCTAAAATGATAGATGGAATTTCTAAAAAGCGTTGGAGAGAAATTGCCCCTAACTTGCTCTTAGAATTTGACAATTGCCCTATCCCTAAAAGAATTGTCAAATTAATAGAAGTTGGTGCTATTGACTACTATGCACTTACTAACATTCCTAAACAAGGTTATTATATAGATTTGGAAATCCAATTCTTTTTAGGCGATAAAACCTACAAACGTATAGAAGAAGCCTTAAACACTCTAAAGGAATGGTTACAAGAGAGTTTAGAAAATATCAATCACCACCTATTTTGTAGTTTGCGAAATAGTTATGAAACACTTATCGGTGACGAAGCTATTGCTAATAGCCTTATTACAAATGAATATCTATTTACCAAAGACGGATATTACAGCGACTACCTAATGCAAAAAATCAATATAACAGAAGTATCAATTTAAAAACGAAGTATCCAATGGAAACCCATTTTTTCAATCAAATTACTCAGTTAGCCATACAAGGCAAACTGCACTTAGTCATAACCCAAGAAACAAATAGCCAGCTTGTTGTATCGGTATTGCTTGAGAATGAACAATGCTCAGACCCTGCCAAGCACCTTTTGCCTCCCTTAGTACTTAGAGGTACAGCCGAAGAATTAGATGCAGGCTTTTTTCAAAGCATCATCCAACCCTTAGAAGAAACCTCGTCTCTGCTTGTGAATATGGAGCAGTACATCGAGGCGCAAAAGCAAGCCCAAAGGCAATCAGCTATGGAGAAAGAAAAAGCCGAGAAACAACAAAAGAAATACGAAGAGGCTATGAAAAAAGTAGCTGATTTAGAAGCGCAGGGCAAGTACCGAGAAGCGTTTTCAAAACTACCTCCTCCCAATGAGTTCCCTAACTATGCCGATAAAATCCGCAAAAAAAGATCAGAACTATCCACACACTTTGCCCCTACCTTGTTTGAAGAATAAGTATTAACCCCTAAAAAAAGTATTGTTATGCTCATAGCTACCCAACTGAAAAGAATGTTTGTCTTTGAAGAAAACCGACAAACTATTCACCTTGCCGACCCTAATCCATCGTGGTCAGTAGAGCAAGTCAAGAATTTTTACAGCACCCATTACCCCCTGCTCACCAATGCCAAAGCAGGCACACCTTACGTAGAGGGAGACAGCGTTGTCTATCCCCTACAAATCACAATGGGTACAAAAGGCTAAATCTCTATTAATTCTAAAGCTATAAGCCTTGTAAAACAGCTTAAAACAAGGCTTATAGCTAAAATTAAAAACGTTATCAAAAACTAAAAACAAGCTAAAAATGTATGCAACAGCAACCCAAACAAACCCTCGCACCCATACAAAGCGAAACACAGAGAGAACTCTACCGCAGGTTAAGAGAGTTTTCCAAAGCAGTCCACCAACGCCCCAAAGACCGCTCACAGATACGTCAAGAACAGCAACAAGTAGCCCCGAAAACTCTTTTGCCAATGGTTTTCTAAAAACGACCTTTCCTCCTAAAGTGTATCACTCAAGCAAGCACATTATTTTTAGTGGAGAGGAGCAAGCACAGCTAAAAACCACTCTCAAGTGTTCCCTTGCTCAAATGGCAGACCATTACGGCTTTACTCCCTTTCCCATAGAGCAGTACGACCTTTCTTGCGGGATTGCCTTAGCCCTTTCTTACAGCCAAGAGCAAATCAAAAAGAGAGATACCAAAGGTACTTTCTGTGAACTAAAAGTATTGAAAGCCCCCAATAGTGATGCTTTTTTCTCTTGCGAAGAACGTTTTTATTTGCCCAACGAAGTGTTTTTTGTTCCTCTGCAACCGCTTTATAAACTTCTGAAAGTACATAAAAACAAACCACTTTACGAACTATTTTTATCGGTATATGCCTACCTAAACCAACGTGCTTTTATAGCAAACTATGTACAAGAAGATTGTTTTGTGGCTTATGCCTATGAAATGTTGCAGGATTGTATTAGCCAAGACTATGAAGAAATAGCGGAAAGAGACCACCTCCTGCACCTTTTAAAGCAGGCACAACAAATAGGTGCTATTCTTTCCAAAAAGATACGCAACCCTTGCCATTTAGACTTTTTTCAAAGACGTATAAACCGCTTTATTCCTAAGAATGATTTAGAAGCCGAATGCCTTGCCCTCTCACAAGCCTTTTATACCTTGTGGCAGGATTTTCCTAACCACTCTATCTATACCCATTTGCACAGAGCAGAGGACTATTATGAGCAAGGTGAAGAAGAACTTTTTGAGGTAGAGAAATACCTATCTTTTGTCTATGAAGACCAAAGCGACCTATTCCATACCTATCTTTTAGATTGGCTCAATGGAGAATACTCCCAATGTAGTGAAATAGAACTCCCTACCATTTACAAACATTTCAACAGTACAACACCCCTTGCTAACTTTGATTTTGAACAGCGTTTCTTTCCTCTCTTAACCGAACTTATAACCCTTTTAAACCGCATTTAAAATGAAATATACAGACCTCACCCCAGAAGTAGGGGAAGTATATCGCCCTACATCGGCACTTGTTTTTTACGAAGACAGTAACCGCTACAACCCACAGAGTTATGTAGAGTACTTACACCTTGATAGCAATGGTAACCCTACAAGCGCACAACCGCTTACCCTCGACCAAGCGCAAGCACTTGCCAAAACGCTCACCTGCCAAAAAGAGCAAGCACAAGCCTTTTTAGTCCCCAAAGGTATTATCCCCCGCAGGGTGCTCCATCTATCCCATAAAGGTGAGGGGCAGGCTGTTTGGTACTCTAAAGCACAAAAAAAGCAGTTGTTTTTTGCCTCCTCCCTCGCTATAGAAAACAAAGAAGTAAGTTTACCTCCTCTGTTGTGGAAAGCTACCCCCAAGAGCCTTTGGATATATGCCCTGCCGAAAAACCAAAAGCCACACCTTAATACCCCTCTGTGCTATGCGCCTTTTTTTAACGTCTATGAAAATGGCAATGTGTGTATGGGGTCAGTGCAGGTAAATGAGTGTAAAGCCTCTTGCTTAGAAGACTTTATCATCCAATGGGAAGATTATTTTTTCAATAGCTATTTTTCTCATCAATTAGGCTCATATCCTATAACCAAAATACCCTTAATAACCCTTTGGCAGGAACTCACTCAGAGTAATAAGCCTTTTCCTTGCGAACTGCTCAATCCCAATCACCTCACCTTACAACAAATCCTATAACGATGAAACAAACCCTAAACACCTCAAACACCCTCAACCCTTTCAATACCTCTGTCCAAGCACACAAAGAGCGGGTACATTTTACTGATACTACTTTGCTCAATGCTACCAATCCTATTAAAGTACATCTGATAGGAGCAGGAGGCACAGGCTCACAAGTAGCCACTGCTTTAGCACGTATCAACCACGCTTTGGTTGCTTTAGGACATGCAGGGTTATCGGTAACTCTTTGGGACAACGACCTTGTAAGTCCTGCCAATCTTGGTAGACAGCTTTTTTCGGCTTGTGAGTTAGGAATGTACAAATCCACTGCTCTAATAAGCCGTATCAATCGCTTTTTTGGTACAGATTGGAGAGCGCAAACACAGCTATTCAGCACTGAGACCTTTTCCTCTGAAGAAGAAACAATGAGAGGAAGCATTTACCTTTCGTGTGTAGATAGCGTAAAGGCACGCTTTGACATTGGGGAAGTACTCACTTATTTAGAACGAGCTCACCACTACCACAACAACCCTAAGTATTGGTTAGATTTTGGCAACAGCACCCATTCAGGGCAAGTGATTTTAGGTACTTTACAAGCCATTGAGCAACCTCATAGCGATACTTTTACTCCCATAGACACCCTGCCTACTATTACCCAAGCCTTTGGAGAGTTATTAACACAATCCGAGCATAATGACAATACCCCAAGTTGCTCCCTTGCCGAAGCCTTAACCAAGCAAGATTTGTTCATCAACGCCACTCTCTCACAAATGGGAAGCACTCTACTTTGGAACTTGTTCAGAGAAGGGCTCACTCCTTACAGAGGCTTTTTCCTCAACCTCAAAGACTTTCGTACACAACCCTTATTGGTTTAATCCTTAAATAAAAACACCTCTTAGAAATACTCTAAGAGGTGTTTTTTATGATTGCTTATCTGTGTTACTGACTGCCTGTCGTGGCTCACGACCTTCTTTTCTTTGAGAAAGAAAAGAAGCAAAAGAAAGACCTTACAGATAGATTTTTTGTTAGTTTAGGATAAATAGAAGCCTTATAAGAAAGCCATTAAAGATAAAAAAAGGAGCTATTTCTTATAGTTAGCCTCCAAAATCTTTAGAATATCACTTTGTTTAAAGAGAATTTTACCACCAATTTGGATATAAGGAAATAACCCATCATCACGGTATTGCTGTAGGGTTCTTTTGGTGATATGTAGCAGCTCACAGACCTCCTTTCCTGATAGAAATACCTCGCCGTCAAATACAGGACGGAAGTTTTTAAGGATAAAGTCCATTTGTTCTTTTAGGTTTTCAAGCTGACTTAGGTAAGAGCTTAGTTCCTGGTGTGTTTCTGTGAGTAAGTTCATCGGGTTTGAAGGTTAGAGGTTAAAAGCTGTTCTACATCACTACGCTTAAAATAGTTCTTGCGGTGGATGCACGAGAAAGGCAAGAGCTTTTGGTCTTTGTAATACTGCAGAGCACGCTTGCTAATGCCCAAAAGCAGACAAACCTCCTGAGAGTCCAACCACTTTTCTTTTTGCCAAATACCTTTGTAAGTATCCATTACCACTTGCAGAGAATTGTTGAGTTGTTGTACGTCTTTTTGTATCTGTTCAAAAACAGATTTTTCTATAACTACTACTTCCATTTGCATTATTTTGCGCAAAGGTAAAACAAAACAAGCCCACTTTTAAAAGTAGGCTTGTTTTGGAAGAGAAAGGAGGATTTTGGCTTTTACAAGGGTTCTAAATCAGACAATTTATTTTCAGTTCCTAATTCTTCAAATTCATTATTAATATTGATTTGAATAATTTTTCTATCCGATTTAAATTTTATATGCCCCACAAAAAGTAATCCCAATAGGATTTGTAATTTATTTTCTTTCTGATAATAGTTTATATCATCAATCCATTTTTCTTTTATAGCTTCATTTTCTGGAAGATTGATATCTATTATTGTACCATATATATTCCATTTGTCACTAATCTTTTTCACTTGTAGTTCTTGTTTGACTTCCTCTGAAATATCTGATTTTTCTATTTTAGGTAAATTAGATTTTTCTAAAATGAAAATAGTGTTTTTGAAATCTATTGCAGGTAAATGAATGATATTCTCTTTATATTTACTATTTTCTATTTTCTGAGTAGCTTCATATCCTCCACTAAACACTATTATTACAATATCTTCTTTGTCCTGAATAACTCTATCCATTCCTTCTAATAGATTATTATTGTTTAATAGATAGCGATTAGTTTTTGCAATTAAAAAACTATTAGAAATATCTCTTGGAATAGAATAGCTTGAAATGAGATTAGCTAAACTACTATCAAAACCCATATAAGGGATATCATCATCTACAAAAAAGATTTATTAGATAATGTTCTTTGTCCTAAAAAAGTAACCTTAAAATCAGTATCAAAATCTTCTGGATTATTAATTGGGAGATATTCTTCCAAACAATTCTCTAAGATTTCTTTCGATGATGCATAAAATTGTTCTATTTTCTTTTGAGATAATTCGGCTCTTTTCTTTTTATCTAATATATGTTCGTCAATAGATTGTTCAAGCTCAATTATAAATTTATCTATTTCAGAATATTTTAATTCGTAAGTATTCCACAACTCAAGTTGTTCTAAGGCTTCCCTATCTTCTAAAACCTTATTCAAACAGAACTTAAAATAAGCAATTGATTCTTTCCAATTATACAATTCCATTAAAGGTAAATTGTTTAAATATGGTTGATTTGTAGTATTAGAATAGTATAGAGTTTTTAGCAATTTATATTGCCTAATAAACAACACACATAAATAACAGCAAATCCAAAAAACAACTTGTTTATTTGTTCCTACACTATCCAAATTTGGGAATCGATATCTATCATAACCTATAAAGAATTTTGGAATTTGCTTATATTCATTTCTAAAAAATTCTATCCATTCAAATAACTCTTTCATATCATAAGGCAAAAGCTTATAATCAGGAGGAGATTGTTGAGAATAAGAAAAAATATATTTCAATGCTTCATAGTTCTTAGAATAGAGTAATAAACCTCCCACAGCGTAATGAAATTCTAAAAATCTTTTACGTTCTTGTTCTCTTTCTTCAACTTCACCTTTGTTCGAATTATCTAAATATCTTTCTATATCTTTTAATTCTGTCCAAAAATATTGATTAGAATGTGCCCAAAACTTACTTATATAATCAGGATTATTTCTAATTAATGTGATATTATACCATAGGGTATTGTAAGTGTCTTCTGATATTTTAATATGTTGAAAGTCATTAGGAATTAAAAAACTTCCATTTGTAATATGGTGTTGAAGAGATTTAAAATTATCATCGTTTCTCACTACAAATATTTTCATCAACTCTCTTACCAGTTGCTGATAGTAATAAAAAGAATAAGGTACTCCTTCTTTATTAGATTTATCTTTATCTATAAGATTATCTTTATATTCTTTTCTCAGTTTAGTTCTCAATTCTGTATAGAAATTTAAAATATCTTCTTCTATTCGTTTATCATTTTTTTCAACTGCATTGATAGTTATTTCATTTATAGACATTAAAATATACTGTTTTCTATCTGTTTCACTTTCTTTATGATATTCTTTTGTAAGATATTTAAATAAGTTAGTTATATCCCCTGTATATATAATGACCTCTTTTAACCATAAGATGAATACTATAATTAGAGAGATTGTAGATATAACTACAGATAGTTTAGCAGAATTGTTAATAAACCAATTATTCCAACCAAATAATGGTTTAAGTTCAAGTATAAGAAATAATAATAAGAAGAGAGAAATATACAATAGGTATTCAAAATAGTTAGAATTAAACTTTCCTCTTTTCTTCTGAAAACGTTCATAATTGAAAAGAGCTAAAAGATATTTAGCTTTATACTTTTCTCCTATGTTAGATATATTGTTTAGAATTATAGGATATGCTGTTCCTAAAAGTACAGCTATTAAAGGAACACAAATTTCTACAATGTTATTTATTGATAGTAGTTGCAT